CGACGTGGATCTCGGCCTCGCGGCCCTCGATCTTGCCCTCGAGTGCGCGCAGGTTGCCGTCGATCAGCGCCTGCCGCTGCTCCTTGCGGGAGGTGTACCGGGTGTTCAGTGCCTCGAAGGCGTCGCGCTTCACGATGACCTCCGGGCCGGTGGACTCGGTGCGGAACTTGCTGGCGTCGGTGACCTGGGCCTCGCGGATCTGGGCGACACGCTCGGAGCGCGCCACGGCCTTGGCGATGTCCGCCTCGGTCGCGTCGAACTCGGCGTTGCCCTCGGTCCAGCGGGCCGACTGCACCTCGGTCATGTCCTCGTCGGGGATTTCCGAGAGGGCGAGCAGCTCCGAACGGAGCTCCTCCTTCTTGGCGCTGAGCGCCTCGATGTTGTACATGGCTATGAACTCCTCAGTTCACGGGCCCGCAGCTGGCGGGCCTTGTATGGGGTGATCCGAGGAGTGGTGCTGTCCGGCTCCTGCGGTGTGGCGGCGACCTCGGGAGTGCCCTCGCGGGCGGCTTCCTCGGGCGTGCCAAGAAGAAGGGCGCGAGCAAGCTCAGCGCGGAATGCGGGGTCGACCAGGGCGTGCGCGGTCTCCGCGGCCCTCACCCCGACCGACGTGTCCTGGTAGGCGGGGAACACGACGGGGCCCAGCTCGGGGACCCTGACCTCGCGGAGGGTCCGCATCGGGACGCCGCCCTTGCGGGTCGGCTGCACCCAGTCGTCCTTGACGACGGAGAACCTGAACGACATCCCCGACACGGCGCCCGCGGCGATCGCGTCCCGGACGGGCTGGATCAGCCAGTTGTCCGACAGTCGTGCCACGACGTGGAGGCCCTGCGAGTCCTCGCGTGCCGACTTGATCGACCCGAGCGGCATGTCCCCGATCAGGGGGTGCTGGCCGTGGTTGAACATCAGCACCGGGGTCTTCTCCCGCAGCGCCTTCTTGAAGGCGCCCGGCGCGATGGTCTCGTCGAACTTGCCTTCCCACGAGTCGATCCGGGTCGGCGAGTTGAACACGGCGGCGTAACCCTCGAGGGTCAGCCCGTCGCCGTCCTCCTCGGAGCGCACGACCTCGAACGGCATCGAGCGCATCAGCCCCTCGCGGGGCGCGTTCGTCTCCTCGTCCAGCGGTTCGGTCATGCTGCTTCTCCTGGCGTGGGGTCAGTAGGGGCAGCAGGGCTCGAACCGGGGACCTGCAACTGCACAGACACCAGGCCCGAGTGAACGAGGCGGGACAGGTCACCGGACGTGACCGCCGTCTTCGCGGACTCCGGCGTGTAGCCGGCGTCGATGAGCGTCTTCATGGACTGCGCGTCGACGAACTGGATGTCCGCGGCGTCCTTCTCGTCCTCGCGGAGGAACGCGACGTCGCGGGAGTCGTACCAGAGGCGGGCGTTCTTGCTCGGCGGGGGGACGATGACCTCGAGCGACCCGGCGACGTTGCGCCACAGCCGGCGCATCTCGCCGTCGGCGAACGCTCGCTTCGCCGAGTTGTAGTTCCCCGCGTTCAGCGCCGACCCGCCCAGGCCCTCGGACAGTCCGACGAGGACGGGGTGGACGCGGCCGGCGGCGGCGATACGGGTCTCCCCGGCGCCCTGAGTGGCCTTGAAGTCCAGCTGTTGCATGTTGGCGCCGATGACGGTGACGTCCGCACCGTTCGCCGTGTAGAGCGTCTTGTACGCGTTGTGGACGCCCTTGTGGGAGCGGTCCATCGCGTCGACGAACGCCTCGAACTGCTCCGGCGTCATCGGGGTCTGGTCGTTCGACGGCTTCAGCGACACCGCGAGGTTCGGGGTCGCGGCGTTCTCGAAGAACTTCAGCTTGTGCTGCGTCGCCGCCTTGTCGGCCATGACCTCCCGGATGACCGGGGTCAGCCAGGACCGGCCGCGGAACGTGGCGAGCGGGTCCGGGTTCGGCGCGAAGTGCGCGACCTCGTCGGGCAGGAACACCGCCGGCACGCCGGAGACGCCCTTGCCGCCCTCGTAGTAGAAGTAGCCGGCCCGCTGGTAGCCGACCGTCACCATCTCGTTCTCGGGGCCCAGCGGCAGACGCCTGTCTGCGAGGAGGATCTCCACCCAGTCGGGGCGGAGGCGGACGAGTTCGTCGCCGATGCGCGCCACGTAGGCATTCCCGGCGAAGTCCGCGTCGACCAGCATCCGGCCGAGCAGGTCACCCGTCGTGCCGCCCGGGAAGGGGTGCTCCAGCACCTCCAGCGAGGTGTCGCCGAACAGGTCACCGGGCCGGCCACCGTTAAAGCCCTGGAACTGGAACCGGGCCTCGGAGAACACGGCAAGGCGAACGAGCTCGACCGCGGCCACGACACCGTCGGCGTCGAGGGCATGGCGAACGAGCCCCTCGAAGTTCGACGGGATCGGCTCGGCCTTCTCGTTGCCGTAGGTCGTCGTGTAGCCCTGCGGGCCGAGGTAGCCGCCGTACTCGTTGCCCTGGAAGTTGAACGTCGCCCACTGCTGCGCGAGCCACGACAGGTCGAACCCGTCCCGCTTCTCCTCGCGGCGAGGCCACAGCCTCATCGGTACGCCACCAACGGAACCCACTCAGCGGGCGCTTCGGGCATCGTCATGCACGCCTCCAGCGCCAGGACCGCGCCGATCCCGGCGTCGATCTTCAGTCGGTCAGGTCCCTTGACGAACACGAACTTGGTTCGGCCGTCGTCGTCCTCGTCGCGCACCCGCACCTTCTTCCGGTGCATGTTCAGGACGTGCGCGGTGAGGGTAGAAGCGTTGTCGTGCGAGTAGGTGCCCTCCGAGAGATGCACCAGGAACCGGTCGCAGGCGCGGGCCATGCGGGTCGTCACGTTCGTGTCGAAGAACACGACCCGGTCCTCGCCATACAGCTCGGCCCATCCCTCGATCTCGGTCTGCCACTTCGGCGGGTCGCACAGCATCAGCCCGACCTGCCAGTAGTCGAATGCCTCGGCTACCCGTGCCTGGACCTCTGTGCGTGGGATCCGCCAGCCTGCGGGGGCGTCGTCGGGCCGTTCCCACACCTCGACCTCGAACGTGTGCGGCTTCCCGTCCACGATCGTGCAGCCGATGAGCGCGGTGGCGTCACCTGAGATCGACCCGTCGAACCCGAGCGCCACCCGCGAACCCGCCGGCACGTGCGCGGAAGACGCGAGCTCGGCCCAGCGGCGTTTCTCGACGGCCTTCAGCCGGTCGTCGACGTTCCAGTTGAAGTAGAACCGGGACGCGTCCTCCCACGGGGTCGCGGAGTCCCGGATCTCCTGAACCAGCCGATCCAAGTCGACCCACGACGCGTCGCCATAGGCCACCTTCAACGCGGCCTTCAGCGTGGCGTCGTCGTCGCCTTCCTTGACCTGCGGGGCCTCGACCGCGTCATAGAAGACGCCGGGCTCACCCTTCTCGACCGCCGCGTGCGTGCCCTCCGCGACCGAACCCTCGCCAGGGACGAACGAGTTGGTGGTCTCGTAGGACCGGCCGCCCATCTTCGCCACGTTCCGGCGCAAAGTGCGGGCCAGCTTCACGCCGCCGTTGCGCGGGTTCCACAGGTGCGTCTCGTCCAGCACGCCGTCCGTCACGCGCTGCCCCTCGCGGGAACCCGCCGCCGCGGTGACGGGCTCGAGCTTGCCCGGCCGGTCACGCAGAAAGCAGCGCGTCAGCCCGACGTCGATGCGGAGGTCGTCCGCCGCCCGCCCGTCGTTCGCGGTCAGGAACTCGTAGATCGCCGAGTACGTGTTGTCGGTCTGGTCCTCGGACACCGCGGCGATCTGCACCCACGGCTTCTCGTCACCAGGACGTGTGCCACGGGGCCGGCCGACCGGCTGCCCGTTCGCGTCCCAGCCGTCGAAGATGACCGGACCCGCCAGCGCGGCGATCGCCTTCGACCCCTCGACCGGGCTCTTGCCCCACCCCTTCGACCGACGCGACGCGCCGCGGCGGTACACGAACCGGCCCCGGGTGTCGAGCCGGTACCACTCGAGCAGGATCAGGGCCTGCTCGTTGGTGAAGATCAGCGGCGACGTCTCGTCGGTCGGCGACGGCAGGTAGTCGGCCCACCAGTCGAGCAACGACCAGCCGAGCGTCGGGAAGTCGGTCTCCGACGCCGGGGACCAGGACGTCACTCGCTCGACGCAACCCGCAGATGCGAGTAGCGCGACGGCTTCGACCCGGCCGAAGGCTTGTCAGGTTCGCCGACCTGCATCTTCAGCCGCGCCCGGTCCTCCGGTGTCGCGCCGAACTTCGCCACCCGCAGCCGCAGCTCCGCAGCCGCAGACATCTCACCCGACCAGAACCGGGCGTGGATCAGTGCCGTGTCGAGCAAGAAGTCCCAGTCGGTGTCGACCATCCCGGCGGCCTGCGGCGACCGGCGCCACGTCTCCCACCAGCGAACGGTCGGGGAGGGCCAGTCGAGGCCATCGGGGAGCTCCGGGCCGTGGACCTCACCGTCGCCGGCCACCACGGTCATCGGCTCGGGCTTGTTCCGCCGCACACGCGTGGCCGGGTCCTTCGGCGCAGGCCCACGTCCAGCCATCGGCGCTCCAGACTCGTCAGGTCAACCAGACCCGTACAAACCGCGAGAACGG